AATGTGTTGTCATGTGGATTTCTAATCGGAAGTATCCACGTATCTTCTTTTGCCCACAATACTTCATATTTACGACACGCCTCTGCCGTTAATCCTCGAGATTCTAAGGCCCATGCTGGAGGCTCAGTAAACAAAGCCAATCGTGAATTGTCCATAGGTAATTCTTGTTTTGGTGCTACATATTGAGGTGCTTCTTTCAAACGAGCAGCCAATTCTTGTGGCGTGATGTTTTCAATTTGTGCAATCCACTTACTTACTGCACCGTAGTCGATGTCCTCGGAAATATAAAAGCCTTGAACTTCGCCAACTAAAGAAAAAAGATTTCCTTTAAACCCACAAGAAAAACACATGTGAGCACCTGTTCTTTGATTAATATACCAAGAAGGGTTAACATCTTTTTGCCCAGTCCTAGTTTCATGACCAGGACAATGAGCAAGCATCTCATCGCCACGTTCTCTTATGATGTAAACACCTAATTTATCAAGAACTTTAACAACATCTACAACTGTCATATTACTGAGCCTCTCTTACACACAGAACAAGATGTGTTCTTTGATTCTTCGTGGAAACAACCCGTTTCCCATTTCCAAGTCAAACTTGTTTCGCTAGGACCACAGTTACGACTAGCAACAATTTTTAAAGTTCTTAAATCATCGTAATCTGGAACTGGCTCTAAACCAAGGATGACATCTGAGTCTTGGAAGAATGAAGAGGAATAACCAATTGAGTCTGCAGTTACTTTCCCACCTTTCATCTTCCATAACAAAGTCTGCGTTGTTACAACAACAGGAATATCGTGACGTTGAGCAAGACGTTTCAATGCTCGTGTTACGTTAGTAATAGATTGAGGTGTATTCATCTCACCAGTCATTTCATCCATCATGAGATAAACACCATCAACAAACACAATGTCTGGCTGTAACTTTGAAATTTTGGCAGATAAAGAAGCAACTGTTAACCCATTTACAGCATCAACAAGATGGAAGGATTCCTTCATTCCGTCCATGCCCTTCAACATGTCCATGTAACGAGTCTCTTCATCTTGAAATAGTTTTCCTCGACGAAGACGACCATGAGAAACTTGAGCACGAATTGAGTCGTGTCGTTGTTGTTGTTCTCTGTTCGTCATTTCAAAAGACTGGAACATTGGCACTTTGCCGTCACGATGCACGTGTATCGCTATTGCTAGTGCTATTTGTGACTTACCTGTTTTAGGAGGAGCAATAACTGTCACTAACTGCCCACCCTGTAATCCAGCAGTTGCCTCGTCAATTTTGTCGAAGCCTGTTGGAATTCCCAGCATTGTTTGGTTTGCTAATGCTTGATACTCAGCAAATCTTGCTTCCGCATCTTTTGTTAAATCAAGTTCGTTAGTTCCCTGAACACCCTGTGAGTTAACACGAGTAATGGCTGCTTCCATAGCAACCAAAGCACCTTCGTGGTCATTCTCTGTTAACTTCTGAACAGAGTTTTCTAACCCCTGTCTTACAAGAAGTTTTCTTCTAAACGTGACTGCTTGGTCAACTAAAAACTCAAGTGAATCCTGAACATCTAAAATTTTGTATGTTGGGTAATGGTCTTTAACAGTTACAGCAGTTGGAACCTCTGAATACTCTGCGTAGTGCTTTACAACAAATTTCCATACGCGAGAATTGTCGTCATCTAAAAACCAATCAAAAGTAACTCCGCGTTGTAATACTGGGAGAATGTCGCGGTCCCGAATTACTTTACTTACTAGTCTGTGTTCATTATCTGCTGCCACGAATTCATTCTCCTCTCATAAACGATTTAATTCAATACCCCAAGAACCATATCTTCCCAATCTAGGGGGAATGTCTATCACACCTTTTAGATTTACGCGATAGGGCAAGTCATCAACTAACTCCTGTGTCGTCATGTAAATCTGTGCAAAATTAAACGGGTTACCTCCTCTCCTGTCAAGAATGTCCATAATGTGGTCTAAGTCAGATTTTTCTAAACCACTTTCCTCAATTCCTGCAAGTTCTACAGATAAGCCATATTTATTAGTTAAAACCCATAATTGAGCAACTGCTTCTTTATTTATATTACTAATGCGAAGATACGTCGAAGATTTAAATAGTTTCTTTTCTTTTACTTCTTCTGTTTGTGCAACAACTTCTGCAAGAACAATTAGACGCGAAGGTGTTTCATTAGAAATGTCACCATTTCTCACAACACTTCTACTCTCGCATATTTTAAAATAAAGGTTCTAAATGCTTCTGCAGACTCTGATGCTTTTGCTGTCTCTTCTTCGGGGACATCTTCAGGAACTAAAATAGCGTATTGCCCGTCATTTTCTAACATACGCTGTTGAATAAAAGTCGTGTGTTTACATTTGCTTCGAACTTGGTAAGAGGGGCAGTTACATCTCGCGGTTGTATCGCCAGGGCGTAGTTGTACTTCATACACCCCTGTAGTTGAGAGGAATAACTGAACGGTTCTCCAAGTATCCAAATTTGAGCCTTTCATGCTCTAGCCCTCCGTAAGTCTTTGTTAACTAAGCGAACTCGTTGAAATGCCTCGTTAGCAAAACTTGCCATCGCGTTGCTGTATTTGGCTCCCCAATTTTCCAGCATCTCGTTGGTAGTTACTATTGTAGGCAATGCTCTGTCGTATCGACTGCGTAAAATCTCATCAAAAGAAGTGTTGTCGTAGTTAGAACCGTATTCCTTACCTAAGTCGTCAAGAATTAATAGACGAACATTTAACCAATCTTCTTTTGCACGTCCGTGAAAACCTTCCATCTCTCGGTTCATTTCACGTTTTTCATCAGCATCTGCGTCAAACATAGCCTTCTTGCGAGAAAGAAACTCAGGATATGTTAAGTAGTAAATTGGGCGAGATAACATTCCGTAATCTGAGCCTGACTTGTATTCGAGGACTTTTTTCGCACTATCTTCATCGTCAGGTAGGTTCTTAACAAACTCCATGGCTGCTACAACGGCGTGAGTGGTCTTGCCAAGTCCTGGACCTCCGTCAAAAAGTAAACCCACACCTGTTAATCCCAGACCACCAACCTGCTTAATAACGTTTCCCGTTACTATTTCATCCAACCAGTCAACAACTGTTTCTGGAAACTCAGTCAACATGTCAGAGGGTTCTAATCCAAGAAAACGTCTAGGAATGTTTGAATTACGCAATATCCAATGACGTTTAAAAGGAGATAGCGAATCAATTTGATAAGTCAACGGATACTCCTCTGTCGTCTGTGTACTTGCCTTTACCGTTTGTAGTAAAACCTGTTTCCTGAATAGTTACAACAAAATACGCTTCTCCTGGAAACAAGATGCGAACAAAAAAATGAATAATTTTAGATTTCCATTTCGGCATATCAACAATTGCAAAAACGGGAAGGTCTACTTTCTTTTTACGAGCCACCCCAACCACCTCCTTTAAATTGAACTGCAGGTGGAGTAAAGACTTTGCTCATTGCGTTGCCACAACGGTCACAGTTAGGTCGCTCAGTAGAATCAAAGGATAAGTGCATCTCTACAATGCTTCCTTCGCAGGTATCACATTTAAAATCGTATTTAGGCATTTAACTTTTTCTCATACCTTTCTAGCGCAGAGCGACCTGCAATCGTGTTATCAAAAGTTCTTCCGTCAGAAGCATAGACGACATCAGGATTAATCTCTTCTGACACGCCCTCAACATTTGGCAGGACTATCCCAAGATTGTTGTGCGCCTTGACAAGATGGGTCTTAAACATCTGTAGAAACTTCTTATACAAATAAGGAGCCTCGTTGCCGATACCTATAAAGTTCTTTTGGTCAGCCATAAACATCTTTAACAACTCTAGTTCGACCAGGGCTGTCGTCTGATACTGGTTGCGTTGCCTAGCGAGTGCTCCTGCAAGGTGACCAACATTGACCGTTCCTGGAAGCCAGGGAAACTTCTTGCCAACGAGGTAGGAGAACTCTGCTGCTACATCGCGACTGGTCCATTCTGCCTCTGGTCGCAAGCCTCGGGTCTTGGTGTCTTTCTTGCTCGGCGGTGTCCTCGGTGTCTCTGACTCCAACTTCCCAATTCCACCAATGGAATCATCCTTGGCTTGTTCTTCACGCCAACTTTTATTCATTGATTCCTCACTTACTTTGTGTATTTTTATATTTTCATAACTAGTTTGACTAATATGACTATTAGGTACTAATAGTCTATTAACTAGGTAGTCATAGTTACTATCTGCTCTATCTGTAGATGCCCTCTCTGCAGGGCATACTGATGCCTCCCACAGAGGGCATAACAATCGATACGTGTTTCCAGAATAGAACCCCCGCCCACGCTTTTTGCGTTGTGTTTCAAGAAGCCCCTTGTCCTCTAAAGCCCGTATAGCCTCTCTGACCGTGTTTCTAGATTTGGCCTGCGTCGAGCAACCGAGAGTATCCATTGACTGCTCTACTACCCCGTCAGAGGTTGCTAAGGACCATAAGGTAACAAAGAGACGGAACTGAAAGTGGCTTAAATTCGCGTCGAGCAGCCGAGATGAGAGGCTCACTCAGAGCGACGGTATTTATGCTTACCATCGCCGTTGATTTGGTCCATCACCATCTTGTAAATTAATGCCGATA